TATGTCTTGGTACAAGAAGGGTGATGAAGGAAAGGCCCGGTCGGTGGAGGAAGAAGCAGCAGCAAAGGCTCGGGCCCAGGCTTCGCAGAATCCCAGCCGTAACCGGTTCTGGCTTGCGCCGAACAAGAGTGCGAAGGTCACCTTCCTCGATTCGGAAGGCTTCTTCTTCAGAGAGCATCAGCTGTATCTGAATGGCTCATGGTTGAACTGGGAAACCTGTCTTTCCGATCTGGGCGAGGAGTGTCCTCCCTGCGAGGATGGTCGTAAGTACGCATACGTTGCCGCGTTCACGATCATCGACCATTCCACCTACAAGGATAAGAAGGGCAATGACGTGAAGGCCAGAAAGAAGATCATTGTTCTTAAGGCCGGTGCCCGGAATAAGGTTCTCAAGCAGAAAGAGCGGAGGGACGGCGATCTTCGGTATTGCATGTTCGAGATTTCCAGATTTACGGAGAAGGAGTGCAGCACCGGAGAGGACTTCGAGTTTGTTGGTCGTGTCAATCCCGAGGAGCTGAAGGAGCTTTGCCCTCCCGGGACCGATCCCGACGAGTGGTTGAGGCCGTTTAATTACGAGGAGATTTTCAAACCCAAGACTCCTGCGGAACTCAGGAAGGCACTAGGCATGGCCGATCCTGTCGGCTCCAAGGAGAATATCAAGGACCCCCTTCCCGGCAAGGAGGCCCGTAACCCGTTTGAGCGCAAGGATGCGCCTTCGAAAGAAAACAGGTCCTTAAAAGAGCTACTCTAATGTACGTTGACAAGGCCGAATACTCTGATTGCCTCTGGCTCCCGAAGGATGGGCTCGATCTCGAGTATCTGCGCCAGAAGTTTACGCTGATTCCTCGGTTCGACAATCTTTTGCCTCTTGAGATCTTCAGGGAAGACGACAATCGAATTGGACTGCCTCGGCATTCCAAGGAGATTCTCCCATTTCCTGTCGCGGATCTCGAAGATCTGAGGATAGCGGGGCATCCCGTGGATGTTCGATTCACACAGGAGCTCAGACCCTATCAGGTGCCTGTTGTCGAAAAGGCCCGTACCCTTCTTTCGAGCGGAGTAGATGATTTTATCATTCACGCCGGAACAGGATCGGGAAAGACTGTCATCAACCTGTATATCTGGGCTACCTATATCAAGCGAACAGCGCTTGTCATCGTGCCGAAGACTGACCTTTTGGAAGGAAAGAATGGATGGATCGCAAAGATCAAGAAGTTCACTAACATCCCTGAGGAGAGGATCGGTGTTGTTCGACAGGATACCTGTGAGTTTGAGGGCAAGGATATTGTGGTTGGCATGATTCACAGTCTGTGCAAGGACAAGTATCCAGAGGAATTCAAAAGGTATTTCGGCCTTGTCATCTTTGATGAGCTGCATAAGCTCGGAGCACAGTATTTTTCTCGGGTTGGAGGCATGTTTCCAGCCCAGAGACGTATCGGATGCACAGCTACCCTAAGGAGGCAGGACGGCCTTATCAGGGCGTTCTACGATCATCTTGGCAAGCAGGTAGTGACTCAGGAATTCAGCGATAATCCTGTTCCTCGTGTCATCTCTGTTGAGTACGAGGACGGAACGGCATTTGTTCCTGAGGGCATAATGGATAAGATCAATCGACGAGGGTTTATCATTAAGAGACTTTCAAGGAACAAGAACAGAACGGCAATGATAGCGTCCTTTGTCCGGGATTTGGTGGACTCTGGGCGCAGAACCCTGATCCTCTCAGAGAGGATACCTCATGTTATGGAAATAAGAGACTTGTTGGTGGGAAAGTACGGACTTTCTCCCGAGGATGTCGGCGTGTATATCAGCAAGACCAGTGATTCCGAAAGGGACAGGATTTCCGAAGAGTGTCCTGTTATCGTCGCTACGACATCCATGATGTCTCTCGGCACGGACATTCCTACCCTTCGTGCACTTCTATTTGCTACTCCACTGGCTGACGTGGAGCAGGCTATCGGACGGATTTGCAGGATCGGTCCCGAGATAGAGCCTGTTGTCGTGGATATTCTTGATGTGGGATATAAGGACGCGGAAAACTGGAATCGGGCGAGGTCTTCCTTCTATGCACGAAAGAACTGCACCGTGCAGAAATTGAGTATGAAGGGGGTGAGCTTTAGATGAAGACCGAAGCTGAAAAAAGGGAATACAACCGTCAGTACTACGCCAAGAAGAAGGCGGAGATTAACCGAAGGCGGCGCGAGCGGTACTGGGAAGACGAGGCTCATCGGAAGGGCCTTCAGGACGCTGCCCGGACACGGTACAGGACCCTTTATTCCAGTGTGGACAAGCATGCGGGGTATACCGTCAAGAGGAAGGATGGTGTCCCCCTGTTTTCCATTCAGTATGCGGCCGGCGTCATGGGAAGGAGTCCCGAGATGATTCGGGCATGGGAGAAGAACGGACTGATTCCTAAAACCTCCTACACAGATAGCCGTGGCTGGCGCCTTTACACCTCCGATCAGATTGATCTGCTCGGAATAGCCATCAAGAATTTCAAGTCCAAGCAGTGGGATAAGGACATGGTCAAGAAGTTTCTCTCTGAGAACTGGCAAAGACCGTAAGGAGGTTCCAATGGACGAAGATAAGATTGAGGCGGCAGAAAAGCCAGGGTGTGTTGAGTCGAGAGAGGCGTTCCTGGAGGTGTCGAAAACAGCTCTGGGGCAGGAAGAGGTTTCTACTGAGAAGATTCGTGTGAGGCCCTTCCTGTCTCATCCTGCTGTTGTGTCGGTCAAGGCAGGGGCAACGATCAATCTGGGGAACTACGAATCCGCCAGAGTGGATATTATGCTCTCCTTTCCTTGCTATCCTGAGGAGATCGATCAGATTTTCGACAAGGTGAAGGACTGGGTCGATACTCGGATGGCCAAGGAGTACGCCACCATGAATGAGTACCGGAATAAGAAACAAGGAGGGTGAGGGTGGCGACATTGGATGAGATTCTCGCAAGAGGGGACAGGAAATACGGGAAGGGCACATATCTGACGGGATTCACCCGCGGACATGACTATCCGAGGATACCAACAGGTATATTCTCATTGGACTATGCTATCGGAGGAGGGTTTCCGGTAGGAGTGACTTCCTCGCCTTATGGCCCTCCCGGCGGCGGAAAAACATTGGTTCTCACTCGAGCGTGCGCGGGAGCACAATCCATTTGTTGGAAGTGTTTTCAGTATCTCTGGGATTGCAAATGCGCCAAGAAGGATTCCCGCAAGGTGGTATGGGTCAGTACAGAGCTTTTTGATATTGCTTGGGCAAGGATGCTTGGGGTGGACTCCAGCAAGGAGAAATTTGCGGTAGCCGAGCCTGATACCGGAGAGCAGGCGGCAGATATTATTGCCGAGTGTCTTCGAGCTGACGATGTGGGTCTTGTGGTTCTGGATTCTCTTGCCATGCTCACCCCGCAGGCAGAACTGGACGCTTCTGCAGCGGACGATATGGTGGCTGTCCAGGCACGGCTCATTGCAAGAATGATTCGACGAATCAAGACAATCCTCATTCAGGAGAAAAAAAGAGATCATAAGGTTGCCTTTATTGCGACAAATCAGGTGAGAGCAAAGATCGGAGGGTTTGGCAGAGGCCCCCAGGAAGAAGTACCTGGCGGCTTTGTATCGAAGCACGATTGGCATCTCACTTTTCGCATGTCTCAGGTGAAGTCAGAGGATATTGACAAAGAGACAGAACTTCCTGTTAACGCACGCTTTAAGGCGTCCATGGCTGCTATGGGAAATAAGAGAAAGATATTCACCCTCTCAGGAGCAGCCGAGTTCTATGCTACCGTGTCTGACGGCGGAGAACTGGTGAAGGGGTCTATTAACGACTATCGGACCGCTTTTCAGTATGCCGAAACCGCAGGACTGATCGGAAGGGATCCGTGGTCGTTCAGAGGAGAGACTTTCAGGCTGAAGAGCGACATCATGGAGTCTTGGTACGACAACGAGAAGTTTCTGTCGGCCAAGAAGTTTATCATTGACCACTATATCCAGAAGGCAAAAGAGAACGAAGAACAGGAATCGTAATGAATCTGCTCTGTACTTGCGGGAAGGGTCTGTATGTGGATCAGTATAAGCGCAACCAGATACTCAGCGGCTATCCCGTGTTTTGTTGCTCGGAATGCTTTCTTCAGCATGTCAAGCAGCTGCCTTCGGTCGTAGGGGCCCCGGAATACCGGCGTTCTACGATCAGTCAGCCCCACGAACGATGGGATTCTATAACAAAGGGGTTTTATAGGTCGTGGTACGAAGTCTTTCTGGCACGATGCTTTTCTGAAGAGGGTATCAGGTTCGAATACGAGGGGTATACTATAGATCTGAACGGTCCTACGTATACCCCCGACTTTTATCTCCTTGACAAAGGCGTCTTCGTGGAGACTAAGGGGATGTGGCTTTCAGCGTCAAAAAAGAAGCTTAAGATGGCGCTCTCGGCGGGTCACCGAGTACTCCTTCTCCCCGCATACTTGGAGAAGGATTTCCGCAGGAAGTACAGGATTTCAGCAGACAATATGGCAAAGGCGAGTCATCTATGAAGTTTATCAAGGAAAATACCCGATTGGTCAGAGTGGAGCGGGTCGAGCCACTGGCTGTTGACCAGATTAGCGACCCGGTCCACCTGACCAACAACCTATTGGAAACCAAGCCTCGGAGAACGGAGAGAAGGTATCTGTATATGCGTCTTTCCGAGGTTGACGATCTGTGTCCTCGAGAGTGGGTCATCGGCCATCTGACAGATAACCCTCGTATGGACACCCACCATTTTTCAACCGTGTGTATGATGGATATGGGATCCTCGCTCCATCACTGGATTCAGAACAGTCCTGTGTATTTCGGAGAAAGGCTCTTAGGGTACTGGAGATGCCTAGCCTGCAATAACATCAGGAGATTTGGTGTTCGTCCTACAGAGCCGTGCGAGGTCTGTAATGCTCTTCCGGCGGCAACGCAGTACGAGGAGTGGATGTGCCGGATGGAAAAGCCGTATCGAGTGGTCATGAAGCTCGACGCCATTCTCAGGATGTCTCAGAACGTCTATCGGTTCGGGGACATCAAGACTACCGGCAAAGAGGTTCTCGCTCCTGCTGGTAAAGATGTTGCCCAGCTCGTAGGGTACATGTTCTTTTATCAGTTTGTTCCCGAGGAGAAGAAGCTTCCGGTTCCTATCGACACGTCTTGCGGGTACCTGTTTTACTTCACCAAGATATTCAATGTTCGGGCCCCCGTGAAGACCTTTGCGGTTCGGCCAAATCAGACCCTGTGCAATGCTCTCCAGGCTAAGGCCGAGTACTTTACGAGAGGGGTGGACGAGGGGATTCTCCCCCCGCCCATCAATGTCTGTCTCGGGACCGCTTTTACAGGAACGAGGGCTAGGAGCTGCGCCCAGTGCTCAGCATGCTCCACCCTCTATAACCGCGGGCAGACAAAGATAGAAAGGGGAGACAATGAATTTTATAGGATTGGACATCAGTCTGACAGGGACAGGGTACGCGATAATACACCGGAGTCCGTCTATATACCAGACGTTCCTGATTCAGTCGAAACCCCATAAGACAACGGTTCATCCCATAGAGAGGTGTGACATTATCTGCAATGAGCTTCTTTCAAAATATCGGCCGGCCCCGGATGACTGGGTTATGGTTGAGAACTTTGCGTACAGCAAGCAGTTCAAGATGTCTGCTATCGCCGAGCTGACCGGGATTATCAAGTGGCGGCTTCTCTATGAGTGCAACATCGACCCTTCCCGGCTTCTTATCGCCAGCCCCCAGATGCTTAAGAAGTACTGTACCGGGGCGGCGAAGGCAGAGAAGAACGTGATTATCAAGTCTGTCTTTAAGAAGTGGGGAGTGGATGTGAATGACGACAACGAGGCCGACGCCTATTGTGCGGCACGCCTCGCGCACGGGATTTACGAGTGGTCTTTCGGAAAGGCACCGCTTAGTTACGAACTGGAAGTTATAAAGGCCACGCTGAAATTGAATCCTCTGTATAAGCCTTCAAATTGAGACTTGACAAAAACTTTTACTTGTGATATGATCTGTGGCAGATAATAAGGAGGAGACTATGGGTATCGGGCCGAGAACACAGATCACAGGTGAGTATTACTACATTCACGCAGATGAGGTTAGGGGATTACAGCGGGTTTGCCGTCGGCTGTATTACGATACGAAAAGGATGGATGCCGACGAAATGCGGAATGAGGCCCAGTCTATTGAGGCCATTCTCGATAGGCTGATCGAGGCTGAGGTTCTCATAAAAAAGTCGACAGGAGGTAAGTAATGGAGTTCTTGAAAGGAGAAAAAGAGAAGAAAGCAGTAAGCCTGCAGGAGGCGCTCAGTTCGAGCAAGCCTTCCAGGCGCGGTCGTCAGAAACAAGATGCCGATGTTTCTGCATCCGAAGATCCCATCGTGGGAGAGCCTGTCAAGGATATTACCTTTGATGCCTACCTGAAGGCCGGGTATTCTCTCCTGTATATCCGTACCGAGGAGGATCATCGGGCGGTTCAACTCGTGAAGGAGTCGATCAATAAGATCGAGTCCATGAGGAATTCCATCCGATACGGGGAATGGCGGTCCACTACGGGTCTTCGTCTTGCCCCCGAGCGGTCTTTGGAAATTCCCACGGTCGGCGATCCCATCGTTGAGGACCTGGCCAGCGCGATCCAGTATGCCGGAAATCAGCAGAACGCTCACCTGATCGTTTTCCATAATGTCAGGCAGCTTCTTCAAAATTCGTTTATTGTCATTCAGAGCTTGAAGGATGCCTCATATAAGGCCCGCCTTTCCGGAACACACTTGATTCTGGTAGGCGCACATCTGGACATTCCCCCTGAACTCCAGAATACTATTACCGTCTACGACCTCGATCTTCCGAATGCCGATAAGTTCAAGACGAACTTCAAGGTCCTGTCGGACGCGTACAAGACCAGCATTACCACCCCTACTACTGATCGTCATATCGAGATGTCGGCCAAGTCTGCCGTTGGTATGACGGAGATGCAGGGGGAAAACGCCATCGCCTTGAGCATCGTTCTCCGAAAGAAGGTCGATCCGGCTGTTGTTCAGGTTGAGAAGGAGCAGGCAATCAAGAGAAGTGATGTTCTCGAGTTCATTCATGTAAAGGAATCCATGGATGACCTTGGAGGATTCTCAGAGCTTAAGTCGTGGATCAGTAAGAGAAAGGACGCTTTCACTCCTGAAGCCACCGAGTTCGGTCTCCGGTTTCCCAAGGGCATTCTCCTTGTCGGTGTTCCCGGATGCGGGAAGTCTCTCGCGGCACGTTGCGTTTCTCATTACCTCGAACTTCCTCTCCTGAAGTTCGATATTGGCAAGGTTTTCAGGAGCCTTGTCGGGTCCAGCGAGCAGACAGTCCGGTCTGCTTTGAAGACGGCAGAGGCGGTGGCCCCTGTTGTTCTTTGGATCGAGGAAATCGAGAAGTCCATGGCAGGGACACAGAGCTCCGGAAGCACCGACTCTGGAACTACCGCCCGTGTTATGTCCACGATCCTCACCTGGATGCAGGAGAATAAAAAGCCTGTGTTCATCGTGGCCACGGCAAACAACGTGGAATCACTTCCCCCGGAGCTTCTTCGGAAGGGTAGGTTCTCTGAAATATGGGGCGTCGTGGAGCCTGACCCTGTCGAAAGGGCAGACATCTGGCGCATCCATCTTCGGAAGGTGAGGCCTGAGAGAGTCGAAGATTTCGATTATTCTCGGCTTGTGGCTGTTAGCGCCAATTTTACTGGCGCAGAGATCGAATCTGCGGTAGAGGAGGCTATGTTCGATGCTTGGGAAGCCAGCCGAGACCTGACTACGGAGGATCTTGTGACTGCCGTTGCCAAGTTTGTTCCCCAGGCCGATACCTGCAAGGAGCGGATCGATGTGATCCGGAACTGGATGCAGCAGAAGGTCCGGTTTGTCGCACATTCCAAGGTAAAGCAGAAGGAGGACGAAACCAGCCAGAGCTGGCGCAAGATCAGGGCCGCAGCAGAGCAGTCCACCAAGCCTGAGGCTGCTGTGGATAGCGCAGTGGAGAAGGGCGAGCCTAAGAAAGGCCTACACTAGGAGGGAATTATGGCAGGGGGAAAGTTGGTTGAACGATCAGAGCAGGTCCGCAAGAAGATTACCGAGTGTGCCAGTAATATCGAGACACAGTATATCGAGCTCTGTAAGCTCTTGCACGAGGCGTGGGAAAACGCTTACTTCGTGCAGTGGGGATTCGAGAATCTCGAAGACTACTGCAAGGAGGAGCTCGGGATGAAGTACCGCAAGGCCCGGTATTTGATTAGTATTGCTGATGCGGTCAAGAGAAGCGGGGTCAAGTGGGAAGATATCACCGATATCGGATGGACTCATATGCGGGCCATCGCCAGAGTGTTGAGCAAGGATAACGCAGCACAATGGCTGGAGCGGGCGCGATCGTCTACGGCAGACGGGATCAACGAGACTGTCAGGCAGTACCTTAACGAAGGAGTCCTGAACGAGAACGCGCCAAAGGTTGCGTCTATTCAGATCCGCATGAGCGAGAGTGAGGCCATTATTATCATGGACGCCATCGAGCGAGCTAAGCGAATTACGGAGAGTAATTCCTTTACCACAGCACTGGAGTACATCTGCTACGAGTGGATTCAGCAGAGCGCAGACGGGCCTACCAAGACGCCGATCGAGCATGTTCTTCGGTGGGTCCGTGAAATCTACGGGGTTGATCTTCAGCCGTCCGGACCGCAGGACATAAGGAGCATGCTGAGCAATGAAACTGGTGGTTAAGATCGACCTTGGCGCCGAGAAGGTGACCGAGGAGGAACTGAAGGGAAAGGACTGGGCGGCCGAAGGCATGCCGCCCGGCTTCATTGCTATTGATTCTGCCTATCTTCTCAGGGATACCAAGGACGACTTTTTTGTCTTCGAGCTGGCTGGAATAGAGGAGTAACTAAGCAGTTAATTACGGTAGAGGAGGAGAGCAATGGACCTGAACGTGTTTGCGAAGGAAGTGGCCGACGCTGAAGGAAAGAAGATCTCCGTGAGCATCGCCCAGATCAAAGAGATCATCAAGATTACTTTCAGGAAGTTTGCTTCCCTCAACGAAGGGGAGCAGAAACGGATTATCAAGTACTACTCAAAGTAGCCTGTCGACTGGGGACCGGATAGCGATAAACCCGGACTGTGGTGGAACGGGACGCGGTGACTCCGGTCCCCATTCATACCTTCAAAGGGGAGGAAAAGCATGAAAGGGATTTTCACCGAAGCCGTCTGGATGCCCATCGATCAAGTCAAGCCATACCCCAAGAACCCAAAGAAGCATCCACCCGAACAGGTGGAAAAGATAGCAAAGTCCATCAAGGCTTTTGGTTTTGACCAGCCTATAGTGGTCGATAAGGACATGGTCATCATCAAAGGACACGGGCGACTTGCCGCTTCGAGGCACCTCGGTCTTACCGAGGTTCCGGTCATCGTGCGATCCGACATGACCGAAAATGAGGCGAGGGCCAGCAGGATCGCGGATAATCAGACCGCAGATACCTACTGGCTCATGAATAATCTCATGAAGGAGCTGGAGGCTCTGTATCACCTCGACGCCGATCTTGAGCTGACGGGATTCTCAGATAGGGAAATAAAGACCATGTTGCCCGGGCTTCTTGAGACCTCTGAGGATTTCGCCATCAAAGGCGGTCTCGAGGGTGTGGTCCCCGCGCAGCTCATCACCGGTCTGGACGGAAAGGTGGGATCTTCTGTTGCACATGCCGAAGGGTCCCTGGTGGAGTGGATCAACAAGTTCGAGCGGATTCTCGTTCCCTGTGCCGGCGATCGTCATGGAGTAGCGGCTCTGATCTGGGCAGTTAACAACTGTGATAAAGAGAAGATCGTGGCCTTCGACACCAATTTCGGGCAGAGGATGTGGCGGTGGCACGACGATTACCTGACCTACCTCGAGGGGCAGCTCAGCATCCAGATCAAGCGGGCCGAGGATCGCTGTCAGGACTGGAAAGACGAGATCAAGCGCCGTGGGTATCCCACACACGAGCAGCCGTGGTGCTGCAATACCTTCCGGTATAACAGCTATAAGAGGCGGTATACCGAGAATCCGGAGAATACCGTTGTCATTTTCGGGTTCGGCGCCAATCCTCCCAGCGAGCTGTCCTTCCGTCAAATGGGCCGGCTTGATGACGGAGCCTACTACGCAGCCCCGTTCTTCGACAAAGACGACAAGGAAGTCCTTCATTTTTCAATGGCTCTCGGCATTATGCTGAACCCCCTGTACAGGGTCACAGATCAGTACATCTGCCCCGGCTGTCCCATGTACGGCCGTCCTGATGCCGTGTTCCTGAAGGAGCACGATCTTGACCTGTGGATCAGGTGGATGATTTATTTCGGAAGGGCCCAGTTCTGC